GAAGAAGGAAATACCGTGCTGCAGACAAGCGAGGGCGAAAGACTTCTTTCCGATGTTACCCTTTCGGATCATGCTGCCGAGGTTGTTGCCATGGCAGAAGGTATGGATGATACAAAGGCTGACACTTTCGTTTCCTTATATAAAGAGGGAATGGATGTGGAAGAGTATAAGACTTCCTTCGAACTGGCATTTTCCTACGGACAGAACGGATTCGGTGCTGAGAACGTACTGAAAAACAAGGGTATTCTGACTGAGGAACAGGCTGCCAGTGCCTATGAAACCGGTATGCGCTTTGCAACCGAAGCAAGACAGAAGCAGATTGATGAAGTGACTGCAAAGCATTTCTCCGGTGTTACTCCGGGAACATTCGATGATTCCGCAGTTGATTACGGTAAAATCAATACACAGCAGAAGGCAGCTATTGACTTCTCAAGAATGTTATCGAAGGCAACCGGTGTTAATATTGTATTCTTCCAGTCCGAAGCAGACGATAACGGACACCGTACCGCAGAGAACGGAAGATTTGACCGCAGTACAAATACCGTATATCTTGATGTGTATGCCGGCGTGACAGAGAATATTGCGAAGGATTCCATTCTTCCTACCCTTTCCCATGAAACTACTCACTGGATGAAGGATAAGGCACCGGAAGCATACAAAAAGCTTTCCGGCGTTGTAATGGATGTTCTTTCGAAAGAGTACGGCGTTTCTCCGGTGGACTTGGTTCATGCTGAAATGAAGCGTTACAAGGATGCCTACGGCAAAGAAGTGTCTGAGGAATATGCCCAGGACGAATTGATTGCGAGAGCAAGTGAAGATATGCTTTCCGGAAACCGCAACGTGCAGGAGATTATTTCCCAGATGGACGAAAAGACAGCAAAGACATTCAGCGAGAGATTGAAGGTAGCCTTTGAGAAAATCAAAGAATGGCTTGCGGACCTGCTCAGTAACTATAAGTCCAACAGTGAGGAAGCGAAGATTGTCCGTAAGTATGCTGATAAAGTAAATGAGTTGCAGGAAGCATGGGACGATGCTTTTGACAAGGCAATAAAAGCGAACCAGGTAATGCAGACTTCCCAGGAAGCGGAGCAGAAGGCAGCATCCGACCGGGTGCAGTATTCCGAAAGGGAAACAATCGGTGGTGGACTTCTTTCTAAAAGTGAGTTTGCCCAGTTCTATGAAAAACTGTCTGACAAGAAGAATGGCACTAAATTTCCGAGGGACAGAGAAGGCAATTTTATATTTACCATTGGCAACAAACTGGTGTATAATAATGGTAGATATGTTAGTCCGAAGATTAGTAAAATCGTAACGGTTAATGTGGCAGAGGACAGTGATTCTGAAATCACTTATACTTCTTTTGTGCAGGAGGATATTATTAGATATGAAACAGACAGACATTTTGAAGGAACAAGCTTTGAAGAATTTTCAGAGTATGAACAACGTGCTTTCTATAAAGGTTTTGGTAGAGAAGTCCATATCGAATCAAACTATGGATATGATTCTGGAAGGAATGCCGGAAATGGATTGGGAAGCAAAAAGCAAGTACGCAGTAATCTTAGAATCAATTTTGAAAACGAGCAATACGGAAGCGGAAGTGATTCAGAGAGCAGAGGAAGCGAGAGCGAATCTGTAGTACAATATTCTGACCGTATCAAGCCAGAGATGGATTTGGCAGAGACCATAGAACAGACAAAAGGAATGATAGCAGTGCATAACCTTTCCGAAGAAAAGCTGCTTAAAACTTTCAGTCTTGGTGCTTTTCCAATGCCTAGTATTGCTATCACAAAGGCATCCATCGGACACAAGGGATTCGGTGACATTTCCCTGCTTTTTAGAAAAGATACGATTGACCCTAGATTATTCAGAAGCAACAAGGTGTATTCCGGTGACGCATGGACTCCGACATATCCTACGGTTTCGTATAAAGTGAATGAGAAAGTCGAAAAGAAAGTCAGAGACAAGTATTATGAACTATCAAGAAAATTCGGTGATAGTGATACAAGGGCAATGTACAAATACGGTGAGAACTTGGAAGATACTCTAAACCGTGAACGTGGCGAGAAAGCTATGCTTGAGTACTTGTACGAAGATACTGGCATGATGCAGATATATTTGCAGGACACTGGTCGTGAGAGAATTCAGCCTATTGAAGTTGAAACACGTACAGAAATCACGGAAGCGGAAGCAAAAATGCACAGATTCTTCATCGATGCTTTAGGTGCTGATATTATTGCTGAGTATGAGACACCGCAAGGGATGTCACCAATGACACACAGAAAGGCATATCTTGAAAAATATCAGACAGAAATCAAAGAAGCATATAAGCGGATGCTTGCGGAACAATTTGGTTTTACAGAGGATGAGACAGAAAACGCAACGGCTAACCTTAGCAGGCAGGAAATAGTAACAGCAGTTAGAGGTGCTTATCTATATTCGAAGAATAATGGTGTTTCGGTTAAGGTGGAAACAGATACCAATGCCACAAACGAAGCAATCAGAAAGGCATCTGCTGACGGATATAAGGAATGGATTAATAATCTTTTCAAGGGTGTAGAGGAAAAGACAGGTATCAGAAATAACAAGGATATGTTCACACCTAGCGGTAATCGTAGAAGTTGGGAAGCTCTGCATTATGAGGAAACCTTGGAGAACGTAATCAAGGCAATGAAGGAAGAAGGCGAGAAAGGCATTGGATTAGGGAATGTCGCAAACAACATCTTCGGAGCATCTACTACGGAGTTTGATTCCATTGATTCTATCAGAGAAGCAGGAAAGGGCATCAGAAAAGTGTCGCAGGAAGAATTCGCTGAGATGAAGCATGGTTTTATGGACAGATTTTTCAATCTTGCGAACAGCCTTACTATTCATGATACTTTCCTTTCCAGAGATGGTGCAGGTCAAGTCTTGGTTGAAGCTGTAGCAAAGTACAATACAAGAGCAGGCATTGCCAATTATCTCAAGAAAGAACTGAAAGGATGGGCGAAGTATTCTGAGCAGGCAGTAGATGAGTTAATTGCACTTGTGAATGATATCCGCAATATGCCTGTAAGTTACTTTGAAGCAAAACCACTTCGTGCGGTAGGATTTGATGAAGTCGCATATGCTGTTATTCCGGACAATGCCAGTGCAAAGATAAAAGAAGAATTATCAAAGTATGGAATCCCTATGAAAGAGTATGCAGCAGGTGATGAAGATGCCAGAGTGGAAGCTGTAAACAGTATTGAGGATGTGCAGTTCTCCGAACGTGATTCCAACGGAAACGGACTTACCAGAGAGCAGATTGAGTATTTCAAGAATAGCAAAGTCCGTGATGCGGAAGGAAACTTGCTTGTTATGTACCACGGCACACCGAACCAGGGATTTACTGTATTCAGAACAGGCAGCTACTTTACAAATGACCTGGAATATGCTGAACTCTACAAAGCGCAGGGAACGAAGAGAACGGCTGAAAAGCCAGGGGTATATACTGTATACCTTAACATTAAAAAACCTTTCGATTTGACAGATAGTGCAGCAAAGAATGCATACAAGGACTTTATCAAGGAAGGACTGAGTACCTATATCAATCCGAGTACACCGGATGCGGAAATCAATCGTATTATTGCAGATAATGACCTCGACTGGAACGAAGCGGACGATCTGACGGAGTTCTTGCAGGATAACGATTACGATTATGACGGAATCAAGTTCAAGGAACGAGAGGGCATTTATTCCTACATGACTTTCTCTGAAAATCAGATTAAGGAAGTGTCCAATACCACACCGACAGAGGATGAAGATATTCGTTACTCTGACAGAGACAGCGAAGGCAATGGCTTGACAAAAGAACAGATTGAGTTCTTTAAAAATAGTAAAGTGCGTGATGAAAACGGCAGTTTGAAACCGGTTTATCATGGTTCACCGTCAATGGCATTCACTGAATTTAATGTAGAGAATGGTGTGTGGCTTTCTGACACACAATCTTATGCAGAAGTGTATGCCGGCAACTGGCATAGTTGGCGAGATGATTATGACGATGCACCGACTAGATCGGATATAAACGGACTTGAAAAAGATGTATACGCCGATGAAGATTTGCGAGTGTACAAACTTTATGCGGATATTCGCAATCCTTTTGATATTGGAGAAATAAACGGCACTCTTTCAGAAGGTAAAGTCGATGAATTGGCAACTGCATTGGGAAAAGAAGTAGTTAAGCAGGCCGGTGACAATAAAGAAGGCGCAACGGTTGCAAGAGAAGTACGAAGCCTGGCAAAAAAATATATAGGTGAAAAAGCGTACACGTTTACTAGAGCAAAAGAATTTATAGACTATGTAAAGAAAATAGGCTATGACGGTTTCAAGGCTACAGAAGGTGGAAGAAACACATATTGTGCCTTTAATTCAGCAGACCAAGTAAAACTTGTGAGTAATCAGACACCTACTTCAAATTTGGATATCCGATACTCCGAGCGTAACACCGAAAGCATCTACGATGCAGTGGGCGAACTGAAACGGCTGCAGAAGGAAAATGAGAAGCTGAAAAAGGACGTGGAACGACTCAGACAGCGGAACAGACTGGAACGTACCGTTACTGGTGGGACCGTGCTGAATGAGAACCAGATCGCAAGCGTTGCAGCTTACATTCTCAATAATGCAGACAGCACATACAGTAAGGAACAACTTACGGAAGAGTTGAAGGATATCTATAAATACCTGCAGAGTGACGATGTTACCTGGGATATTCTCATGTTGAAAGCCACCGATGCAGCACAGCGTATCGTTGCTGAGAAGAGAGAGCGTACCATACCAAACGATTACGCAAAGGAAATTCTGTATACTCTCCGTAACACTAAGGTTTCTCTGAATGAGACACAGAAGGCAGAAGCAAAGTATGCCTACGGCAAGGACTGGTACAAGATGTACTTCGGCCGTGTGCTTGTCACAAACGATGGTATTCCATTGGATTCCATGTGGCAGGAATGGGCGCAGATGTACCCGGATGTATTCGATGCAGATATGTCGGATGCAGATATGGCAACGGAAGTGCTTAATGCCTACGATGCAGTAAAGGCTTCCTCTGAAATCGTGGAAGCATACGACCGGGCAGAGATGGAACGTGAGATTGCAGTTGAGATTTACAATCAGTTCTGGAATGTTTCTCCGGTTCGTACACTGGCTGATAAGTACGAAAGGGAAATTGCGAATCTCAAGCATGAGAAGAACAAGGCCCTTTACGAAAAGAAACTTGCTGCTGCTCAGAAGTACGACCGGGCTATAAAGCAGTTGAAGTATGAGCATCGTGTGGAAATGAAGGATATGAAGGCTCAGTACAATCAGAGAAAGACAGAAGCGGTATATCAGACGAAGGAACGTTATCAGAAAACCATTAAGGAAATGAGAACGAAACGTGCCGAGGAAATTCGTCAGATTAAGGAAAAGAGCAAGGAATACAACCAGGCATACCGTGACCGTCTTATGAGAAAGGCTGAGATTGACAAGATTACCAACAAGGCATTGAAGCTGAATACCTGGCTTGTGAAGAACTCCAAGGAAGCCCATGTGCCGGAGATTTTGAAGAAGCCGGTGGCAGCAGTGCTGAAATCCCTTAACTTCTCTTCTGAAAGATTGCTAGGTATGCGTGGTGGAGAACAGGCCGGCACACCTACAAACAAGGATATTTCTCTTAGCAAGGCTTTTGAGGACCTGGCAACTATGGTAGCGAATATCAATGAAGCACAGGTGAGTGACAAGGATATCACGGAAATGTACGGCTATATTGACCTGCCGGCAGACTTTGTGGACTTTGTGAGAACGGCAAGTGCTGATATTAACAATCTGCTCCGGACGGTTGGAGATAATGAATATATCCTCAATGAAATGAGTCTGGATCAGTTAAAAGATTTGAATAAAATCATTAGTACACTTTCTCATTCTGTTACTCAGTTGGACAAGGCACTTGCAGCAAGCCACGGAAAGAGCATTGCTAATCTTGCACAGGAAACCATGCAGTATACGGAGAGTGTTGGTAAGCATAAGAAGCACAACAAGGTTACGGAGTGGGCAGATAATTTCCTTAACTTTGATAATGCGTTACCGTACTATGCTTTCAAGATGTTTGGTGATGGCGGTCAGCGTATCTTTGAAGCATTCCAGGATGGATGGGATAAGTTCGCTTTCAACGTGAAGCGTATCATGGACTACTCCGACAAGACTTACAGTGCAAAGGAAGTCAAGGAATGGTCCAAGGAAATCCACGAGTTTGATGTACTGAATGGCAAAGAGACGGTACATGTTAAAATGACTACGGCGCAGATTATGTCTCTGTATTGCTTACAGAAACGTGAGCAGGCCAAGGGGCATCTGATTGGTGGCGGTATTCGTGTAGCAGACTTCAACGATGGCAAGGGCAATGTGTCACAGCCGGACGGTGCAACGCTGCAGGAAAATGACATCAACAGAATTACCGCAACACTTACGGACAGACAGCTTGATGTTGCGAACCGGTTGCAGGAATTTATGAATACGGTATGTGCTGATTGGGGCAATGATGTTTCGATGGTCCGCTTTGGTTATAAAGCCTTCGGAGAACCGAATTATTTCCCTATTACATCCGATTCCAACAACCTGCTCCAGGACGATGCAAAGGAGAAGCAGAACTCATTGTTCCGACTTCTGAATATGTCCTTCACAAAGGGTACGATTAAGAACGCAAATAACAGAGTTGTTATTGACAATATCTTTGATGTGTTCGCAAGCCATACATCAGATATGGCGAAGTACAATGCCCTGGCATTGCCGGTACTTGATGCTTTCAAGTGGTACAACTACAAGGAGAAAATCAAAGTCAATCCGGCAAACAAGGACGATAAGCGTTTTATTACCAAGGGTGTAAAGCAGTATATTGAAAATGCCTACGGTGCCGGTGCAAAGAGTTATATCGTGCAGTTCCTCCGGGATATCAACGGAGCAGAAAGTGGCGGTATTACAAGCGGTGAGAGACTGGCTAAGAAGATGATGTCCAACTACAAGACAGCATCGGTGGGTGCAAACCTCAGAGTTGCTATCCTGCAGCCTACGGCATACATCAGAGCATCCGTTGTTTTGGATCCGAAGTATCTCAGCAAGGCAATGTTAAAGAAGCCACAGATTGAAAAAGCAAAGGAAACCTGTGGTATTGCATTGTGGAAGTCCATGGGATTCTACGACACGAATATTTCTAAGGGTGTAGCGGAGCAGATTAAGCATGATGATTCCTGGTACGATAAGACTAAGGAATATTCCATGAAACTTGCGGAAATTGGGGATTCTATGACATGGGGTTATCTCTACAATGCGTGTGAAGCAGAAGTTTCCGAGAAGCAGCCGGGACTTACCGGTAAGGCAAAGGAAGAAGCTATTGCAAAGCGACTCCGTGAGGTTATCTACGCTACGCAGGTAGTGGACAGCACCATGACGAGAACGCAGATGATGCGTAACCGTTCCTCACTGAACCAGATGCTTACATCCTTTATGTCCGAACCGATGGTTTCCTACAATGTGCTGCATGACTGCTACATTCAGTATGAAGCAGACAAGCGCAGAACCGGAAGCAAGGGAACCGCACTCAAGCGAAACGGAAAGAAAATCAGCCGTGCAATGTTAGCATATACTCTTACCACTTTTGCATCTGCTCTGGCAGGCGCACTCCCGGACACACTGAGGGATGATGAAGAGGAAGAAGATTTTGCAACACTCTTTATGCAGAATGCAGTTGAAAACGCTATGTCGGATGCACTGGGTATGATTCCATTGCTCAAGGATGTTTTCTCTGTGATGCAGGGCTATAGTGCAACACGTATGGACCAACAGTATATCGCAAGTACCTGGTCCGCATGGAACAATATCGTAAAGGCTGTGGAGAATGGAGAAGTTACCTACAAGACGGTTTACTCCGTAATGAAGGCAATCTCTCAGATTACCGGTATTCCACTTAGTAACCTCATGCGTGATGGTGTTGCTATCTGGAATAATACGATAGGCGAGAACTACGACAGCGTAAAAGAAAAATAATGATAAGCAGGGGTTAGAGATAACTCCTGCTTTTTATTTATACTGAAAACAGGAAAAATCACGGAAAGGAGTAAACCATGAACAAGATTAACTATAGAATCACACTGGATGCTCACAAAAGCGGTGTGCAGAAAACATTGCATGGCTTTTTTGCAGGGGATGTACTTTCCAGAAGAATTGCAATTTCTCTGGTAGGTGGCAGCACTCCATGCGAGTACGGAGAGAACACGGCTGCTGTGATGTATGTCACGAAGCCAAACGGCGTTACAAACTACAATGCGTGTACCGTAGAAGAAAATACGATCTTCTATGATGTATTGCAGACGGATATTGATGCTGCCGGTATTGTTACCATGCAGTTCAAGGTTATGTCCGGGGAAGCAGTTCTGTATGCACCGGAGTTTGCAGTAGAAGTCCAGGATTCAAAGAACAGTGATACCCAGGCCACGACTACACCTACTTACACTGCCCTGGAAGAAGCACTGGTAAAAGCAGAGACAGCATACAATGAACGTTTAGTATCTGTTGATATCGAGGAAGATTTGACTTTTGTTGCTGTCTATGCAGACGGAACGGAGCAGACATCCGATGCCTTTAAAAAGGCTTTTGCTGAATTATCGAAAGCAGCCGTTGCAGAACAGGGACGAGTGGCAGCAGAGCAGGGGCGAGTAGTAGCGGAACAGCAGAGAGTCCAGGCAGAGAGAGAAAGAGTTGCAGAATATACCTCTTTGAAGAACAGCATTGCGGATTCCGCAGAGAAAACCATTACACTGCAGGACGATGTGCAGGAATTGGTAGACCATGTGTTATCGGCAGCAGATGGAACGGCAGGGGAAATCGAAGCACCGAAGCTGAATGCTGACACATTGCAAGGGCATTCAGCAGATCATTTCGCTTCGAAGGAGTATGTTGCTGATGCAATTAAAGCCCTGGGAGGTGGCACCGGCATAGACTTAGTTGACTACGCAACGGAAAAGTATGTTGACGATGCAGTAGGAAACATTTCTGATGTCTTAGATGCTATTAACAGAACGGTGGTGTAAACATGGGAACAATCGCAGATAAGTTAAGTTATTTGAATAATGCCGTGGATGATATTCAGCAGGCCATTATTGAGAAGGGCGTTGCGGTGGATTCCTCAGTTCCGCTTGCAGATTACGGAGCGAAAATCCGTGAAATAGAAACCGGTGGTGGTGATGGGTGGTTTGGTGACTACCGTTCGATTGATACCGCTGATTTTGCTATAACAGAGGATGATGTCGTTGCAGCAGACGTTGCGGATATCAGCGACACAATTAGTTTTACAGAAAAAAAATATACAGAATTATAGAAAGGGGATGAAAATATGTCGGTTGTAAGAAATTCATTTAATCATACAATGAGCAGCACTGCCTTGATAACTCATGTTATTACCGGTCTGAATACTGCAACTTCTAGTACGAATATTTCTGTTTTCAGTGCAGAAGCATCTTTGTATTTTGCGAAGGCTATTCATCAGACGTTACTGGATGCAGGTTATGAGGACGCAACACTGGACGAAACCACGTATGCTGTTACAGTATTAGGTTTTACGTTCTATCCTATTGTGCGTTCTTCTGCAGGTTCGTGGGCTTTGGCTTGTCCATACATTTATACACAGCATCAGATAAGTAACGAGTCGATGTTGACTGGTATTACCGGTTCTGCAGGTGCATTAGACGCAAGCGGTAGTTCTGACTTATCATTTAACATCATCGTTCGTGGTGACGGAGAAAATGTTGTTGCAATTACTTTGGGAAGTTACGCATCCCCGGATACAGAGACACCGTTGCTGTTTGTAGCAAAAGCAAAGAATCTGTTCACTTCGGAAGATGCTTTCATGTTTGAAGGCCAACCGGTTTCTTTGGGTAGCACGATTTATCTCAGAAATAAAAATACACCGTATGTTTGCTATGACAGTGTTGTTGGGTCTGATTGTAATACTTATTATGCAAAAGCCGGTCTCACTACATCTTCAAAAATGATTTGTATGCCGGTATTTGCTCATTACGGATCGTTCCTTGTAAAAGGAGTCTTGCAGTGCGACTCTGTTAATTTTACGAGGGGAAAATATTATCAGATAGGATCCGATAAGTATTATGCTTTAGGCCAATCTGGTTATTTACTCATGAAGGTAAGTTAAGGAAGGGGCGAAAGTATGATTGATGAATACAGAAGAGGGATTCCAACGTATAAAGGCGAAAACGGTCAGACGGTTGGAATGCTTTGCGAAACAAAGGAACAGTGCATTACAGATGATGATGGTGTGAGTTTGCCGGATAAATTGGAAGGGCTGAAAAAGTATACGGACGATGCGTATGCCAATTCTAACCTTTACACCGACACGAAGATTGGCGAACTTATCAACGGTGCGCCGACTACTCTCGATACGCTGAAAGAAATCGCAGATGCAATGGAAGATAATGCAGATGTTGTGGAAGCGTTGGATAAAGCCGTGGGCAGCAAGGTGGACCAGGCAGAATATGACGGTCACGCAGATAATGGCACAATTCACATCACTGCGGAAGAGAGAACAAAGTGGAATAACAATTCCGGTGGAGACGGTGGCAATGCTGACACGGTAGATGGTTATCATGCGAGTGAGTTTGCGTTAGCAAGTCAGTTGACTTTTAAATCAATGCCAACTGGAACAAATTTGAATGATTGTACAGAACAAGGATTTTACTATTTTGATGCACACGCCTACAACTACCCTAATACACCTAACAGTGATGCACATAACGGTTTAATGATTGTATATAAACATTCAGCAGATAGAATTGAACAACTTTACTATTCGATAAATGCCGAAAGAATGTATACGAGAAATATCATAGGTTCTGCAACATCAAACTGGAAAGAAATTGCCACCACCGCAGACCTTGAAAATTACTTCAAGAATACGGGTGGTAATGTTTACGGAAATATAAACATTCTTGCTGGCGGTGCAGAAGAAAAAGCGTTAAGAATTGCTAACGCAAACGGAATAATGGATTTACTTGTTAGTGCTGACGGTTCAATGGGCTTGATTGACAGAAACGATCAATGGATACTCCGCAAAGGAGCTGGAGCAAGCCCTATTTTGTATGGTACGGCAGAGGGAAATTTACCGCTTAATAGTACTGGTACATTAAAAAGACTCGATAATGAAGCTATGGGTGGTAGACTTTCTTTAGAAAAAGGTGCTACAATGACCGACCTACAAGGAAATGTTGCTGTTGACGTTTACCTTAATCAATTAAGAATTGTGGAAGTCGGTGGCAATATAAGGGGTGCATATATAGACCTTACGAAATGCGGTAACGCTGTTACATCAGAAATCCACCACGACGGCAACTCCGCAAAGTGCGTAGTAGTAGACACCGATCCAGGAGTAGGCGCATCCGTTTCCTATGCAGACGGTACGCTTATCTTCGTGAAAGAGTAGGTGGTGCTATGATTCGTGATGTAGCAAGCGGAAAGACCGGTGGCATCGGTCCAGTCCGATATGTAGAAAGCGGAAAGACAGTAAACATCCCGGTTGGTTATGTTGTGGAGGGTGGAAAGACAGTACTGGTATACGGAGAAACTTCCGGTGGGCATACACCTACTGGAAATCCGGCATACCTTTACAATAGAGGTATGATGTCCAGTTTCATTGGTGGCTTTTCTTACGAGGGTAATTCACAAATTACAGTCACAGAGGAAGCAGACCACTTTGCAATTAGATGTCCTGCCGGTGTGGCTTTAAGCGGAACCATTAACAGTAAGCATTTAATGGACTTGAGTGCCTACAGCACATTGTATGTGGAATATGAGTATGTAAACGGAAGCACCGGCGCAACTATCACAAGTGCAGGTGATGTTTACTACATGAGAGCAGTTGACGTAGAAGGAGCCGGAAGCAATGTTTTGCTCACGCTTGCTAATACTTCTGCTTCTGTTGGAAAATTGGCTGCTTCACAACGAGTCCAGTTCATGCCGGGATTTGGTGCTGTAATGTCTGCTGAGTACGATGTGATTCTTAAAATATACTCACTAAGGGTAGAAAAATAAATCTGAATAATGTAAGGAGGTAGCCTATGGAAACATATGCAAGAGGAATACCGACTTACAAAGGAGAAAACGGACAGACGATAGGTCTGCTGTGTGAGACAAAAGAAATATGCATTACAGATGATGATGGAGTCCGGTTATCGGACAAACTGGCAAATATGCAACATCAGATTGGCGAGGGACCGGACACATCCGGTTTCGCAACGGAAGAGTTCGTCAACAATGCAGTTTCCGGGTTGGCATCTACTCAGTATGTAGATAATGCGGTAAGCAATGCAAGCGGAGGGGATGCTGATACCCTGGAAGGGCATAATGCATCTTATTTTGCAACGGCAGACAGCGTAACGGACATTGTCAATGGAACAATCCAAGTGGGCAGGACGATGATTGCCGACAGAGCGATTACGGCAGATGTCGCCACCAGTGCGACTCAAGCAACCACAGATGGCAACGGAAACAATATTGCTGCTACTTACTTACCAAAAAGTGTAGTGATAATAACAAACATTGATCCGGGAGTAGGTGCATATGTTTCATACCCAAACGGCACACTTCTTTTTGTGAAAGGAGCGTGACAGTATGCCTATTCGTGATGTAACAAGTGGTGTAACCGGCGGTATCGGTCCGATCCGGTATGTAGAAAATGGAGTGACAGTAAACATTCCTATTGCCTATGTAGTAGAAAACGGTGTAACTGCCTTGGTGTATCAAGAGGAAGTTGAAGAGAAGGTTTATACACCACCTTCCCAAGATACATATTATCTTTACAACAGAGGTACGATGTCTGAGGTTCTTGGTGGTTTTACAAGCGAGAATGCGTCGTTTACCTACGCAGAAGAATCAGGGTATTTGTCGCTTACCTGCCCAAAAGGTGTAGTTTTAAGTGGGAAGCTTGTTTGTAATCACATCATGAATCTATCTGCATACAAGTGGTTGCGTGTTGAGTATGAGTATATATCGGCAAGCACCGGAACTTTACCTACAGGACTTACAGATATATATACGATAATGGTAAGAGATTCTGGCGATACGGATGGATATTATAATAGTTTTGGCTTGTACGCAGAACCTACCGGAGTTAAACGTGAAAGTGGATTATGGGAAGATACGTATATATATTTCCAACAGTCCTGGAATAGGGAAATGTCCACTACAGAAGATGTGATAATGAGGATTTACTCTATTTATATATCAAAGGAATAAAGAAAACAGACAAAAGAGGGGGTGCGTTAAATGACAACAGAAGAAATTGCAGCAAACATTGCAAGTCACGAACAGAAGATTAAGGGCCTGGAACACCGTGTTAAGGACATGGAACCATTTGTGGAGCAGATTTATAGGCTTACCACAAACGTTGAGTTACTGGCCCAATCAATCAAGACAATGGCAGAGGTACAGAAAACACAGGGGGACGAGATTAGCAAATTGAAGTCCGAACCTGCAGAACAGTGGAAGTATGCGAAGAAAACTATCATCAGTACAATTATCGGTACTGTTGTAGGCGCATTGATAGCCGGTGCATTCGCATTTATTTCCGCAGGATTATAGAAAGGGGGTATTTATTATGGTAAAGAAATGGTTTAAAGCAGCAGGAATCAGAGCAGTCAAGACTATGGCGCAGACAGCATTGTCCTTAATCAGCGTAGGAGCAGTGATGTCCGACATTAACTGGGCTGTGGTTGGCAGTGCATCCTTAGTGGCCGGAATTTATTCCATGCTTACAAGCATTGCAGGCTTACCGGAATTAAAGGAGAGTGGTGTATAATGAAATTCACAAACAGTTCTTTAGTTGATTACACAAAGATTTCTCCAAACAAAACAGTGAATAGAAATCACAAAATTGATACAATCACAATTCATTGTGTTGTGGGCCAATGTACAGTGGAAAGTTTAGGAGAAGTATTTGCTCCAACTTCACGAAAAGCATCTTCCAATTATGGCATTGGTAAAGATGGAAGAATTGGAATGTATGTTGAAGAAAAGGATAGAAGTTGGTGTTCTTCCAATGCAGCAAACGACCACAGAGCGATCACCATTGAGGTTGCTAGTGATACAAAACCTCCGTATAGAGTGAATGGTGCTGCTTATGAAGCATTGATTAACTTATTAGTGGACATCTGCAAGAGAAATGACATTAAGGAATTAAAGTGGAAAGCTGATAAGTCTTTGATAGGTCAAGTGGATAAGCAGAACATGACTGTTCATAGATGGTTTGCGAATAAGTCATGCCCAGGCGAGTACTTGTATGAACGTCACGGAGATATTGCAGAAGCAGTAAACAGACGTTTAAAAGAACCAGAGAAGAAAACCATTTACAGAGTTCAAGTTGGAGCGTATAGCGTGAAGGCTAATGCCGAAGCAATGCAGACGAAGTTGAAGAAAGCCGGCTTTGATGCTATTATCGTGAAAGCTGAATAAAGAAATAGGCAGATGGTTTTCCACCTGCCTATTGTATTGCAATCTTCCAATATTTTGATATAATGAGATTGCATAAGGGAATATTCCCATGGGTATCATTAACGTGCGCATGAGATAGTACGTCAAAGATACCCATGGGGAAAAGCCAATAAATAAGCCGTTTCTGAAACAGCTAAAATTTTAATTCAATATTGATTTCCGGTGTTGGCTGCGTCCAACCACGGCTATTTGCACCTTCTACTTGCATTGAGACTCTTTCGGAATGTGGTATCTTGAATGTGATACGTTTGACACATTTCTTTAAAAGTTTGTTTTTCTCGGCAGCAGATACTTCGCTATCACGAAGCGCATCAACGGCCTGGTGGAAGGAAACGATTTTTTCCTTGTAGTCGATTCCTCTTGAATCAATTTGTTTTTCATTCTGTAAGGACAAGGTTACTTCTTCTTTTTCTCTGGTAATCTTGTCTTTCAGTTTGTCAAAAATATCTCTTGGCATTGCTTCTTCGGTGTACTTTTCCCACAATGAAATTTCTTTTCTTTCGATGTCTGCAAGGCGGTTCTGCAACAACGCAATAGCCTGTTCCTTGCGTTTTTTATCTTCGCCAGTATTTTCCCTTAACTCAACTTCAAAGTTCGGTATTTGGGCTTCCAGGGTGTCTGCAACGGCACTCCATACTCTTGATGCGATAATGGAACCTGCACGGTGAACTTCTTTGCGCCTGCACTGATAGCGTGCTTGAGTGATTCCGTCATTGTATGTACGGTATGTTAATGCGTAGCCGCACTCTTCACAGAATATCAAAGAAGCCAGTGGATTTGAAAGAATCTTATTACTCTTTACCTTTGCTTGCTTTCCATTATTTTTTTGACAACGGTTGAATAATTCTTCGGAAATTAGTGGTTCGTGTTTCCCATCTGCTAATACATAGTCACCAGTAATTTTTCGTGTCTGTCTGACTGTAAAATCTTCTACGACATGGATTGTTTTGTTGTAGCCATATTTTACCTTGCCTAGATAAACTTCGTTCCTTAACATACTGAGTATGGACGTTCTGGACCATAACTCATTTGATCTTGGCTTGATTCCCATGCGGTTCAGTTCTGCAGCAATCGTTGCTCTGCCCAGATCCCGGTTGCCATACATATCAAATATCATGCGTACAACTTCTGCTTCCTGCTCGTTAATTGTAAGAGTAGGGCATTTTTTTCTTCCATCGTATACGATTGTTTTGTTATATCCGTAAGGTGGAACACTGCCGATAAAGTTACCATCTTTGCAGGACTGTACTTTTCCTCTTTTTAATATCTTCTTTGTGTATTCCAGGTATTCATTACCACGTTTAAGTTCTCTTTCGAAACCGTCCCGGTCGTACTCATTAGTGATGTCGTAAATCTTCATAGGCGTGATAACGTGAGTGTCAGTATAACGAAGCAGCTTTATCAGTTTTCCGCAGTCCTCTAAGTCTCCACGACTGAGTCGCTGCGGTTCCACAACAAGCACGGCCTTTATCTTTGGAGATTCGATAAGTTTTAAAAGCTTCATCATTTCCGGTCTTGTTTCTAACTGTTCCCCGGACACAACTTCACGAAAATAGTTTTCTTCTGGAATAGGACCATCAAGGTTTCTTTCAATCCACTCTTCAAGAATCTGTTGGTGTCGTTGTAAGACTTCTTCTACGGAAAGCATCGGATCATCGGAACGAGACTTTCTGAGGTACACTAAAATTTCCTCTGGTAGGTAGTGTCTTAATTCGTTGTAATACATTTAATCATCCTTTCTTGTTTCTGGATTCCTTCAAAAGTTTTTTGAATCCATGTTTACTGAAAAGCCAGTATGGGAGGTTAATAATAAGTATTATTGTTCCTATTCCATATCCATAATCTTCTCCCTCTGTAATTGTTCCTATATAACCAACTGTCCATAATACAACAAGGCTTATAAGAACACCTATTACATTTTTGTAAATTGCAAATAACCAACCTGCAATTACGAAAACTACGGCAATAACCATCCACACTACTGTGGAATAGTTTGTAAAAGTCATGCATAATGGAGTGAGAAACAAAGCAATAAGTGCGAGGTCCGGAAGTTCTTCCTGGTTTTCCTCAAAGAAATTTTTAATGCGACGTATCATTATAATGCATTCTCCTTTCTCTTATGTATGTTCTACCCTATACTACCCTTTACTAAACTATACTTACCTGTACTGGGTATACCATTTGGCAACCAACTGGCAACCAAACGACATAAATGTTCATGAAAAATAATATTGTTTGTCGAAAAATATTATTGTTTGTAACTATAAAGAATTTTTTACTGTTGTTTGCGGTCATTTTTATGTTTTTTCCAATTTCCCCCATTGCAAACATTTGTTCGATGTGTTATATTAGAACCATCGAAATTAGCAACGTCTTAACAGTACAACCGCTTATAAGGGGGTAACTATGGGAGAAGAGTACAAACAAAAAATCCGTGAACTGCTTGAGCAGATAAATGACATAAAAATATTAAAGTACATATATTCATTGCTCAAGAAATACAGGGTAGAAGAGTAGCCACAGCGCTACTCTTTTTTTTGCGCTGAAATATCATCAATTACCTGTTCGAGAACATTCCATTGTTCATCACTCAGTCTGGATAGGGCAGAAATCAAACGGTTTTTAAAACTGCTCGATTCTTCGCTGAGAAGTTTATAGGTTAAGTTTGCAATCTCTTCTTCCTGAGTAACATCAATAAGCATTTCACCTTCCCCGGTTCTTAACCATTCTTCATTTACATTAAATTCTCTGCAAATATCTAAAATCGTTCTGTCGGAAGGATTTTTTTTCCCGGCTTCAATCTGATTTATAAAATTTCGTGACAAGTTTAGTTTTTGTGCGAACTTTTCTTGACTATAGCCGAGAGTCTTTCTAAGTAAAACAATCCTATTTTCCAATATATTCATCTCCTTTCTGAGACTATACTATCACATAAATGTTTACAAGTCAACAAAAAAGTATTGACAAGTGTTTACTTGTGTGCTATGGTATGTTTACAAGGCAACACAAAAACACACAAAGATGTGGATAAAACCACAGCACTAGCATGAACGTCACAGAAAGGAGCAAACCTTTATGAGTAAAGAAGAAACCATTATTAAAAAACTCGCTAATAGTATCGGTAATTGGAGTGATTCCCAGAAGGAATATTTGCTTGGCTATGTCGAAGGGGCAGCGCAGGCAAGTAAACCGAAGCGGAGGAAGAACAAGGAAAAGCAGTAATGCTTATACCGTGGATTAGGGGGTTTTTATTATGTCCAAAATTATTGTCACGGTAACAAGACCGGAACTTACGGCAGAGGAAAAAGCAGATCGGATGGAAGAACTAAAAAGAGCAACGGCAGATTTTATGAGGGCCGTTGAGAACGGAATGTTGTTTGATAGCAGTAAAAGGAAAGCCAAAGCGAAAGAATAATAGTGTAGGGCAGTTGATTATAAGCCCAATACAAGCGCATTCGCAGAAACCGGACGAAGCAAGACAGAAAATCGTGGAACTAATGGGAGATTTGCCACGAATCGAACTTTTTGCAAGGCAGCACGCAGAAGGTTGGGATTGTTGGGGCAATGAGTGTTAGAAAGGAGGAAAAACCATGTGGATATTAACGATTTACCAAATGAAGCAGTATAGCTCTTTTGAGTCGGAGCAGGAAGTTTCCTTTGAGTCGGAAGATGTGAACTACTTGCTTATCATGGTGTCTAAAGCAGCAGCGTCAAACATCAACGAAAAAACAAGGTATGAGATTAAAGAAGTGAATGCTACAACGGAAGGAGAAGAAGAGTAATGGAGAATATGGAAATTAAGGTTAATGAGTACCAGGTTCCGGAAGCGATTTCCTTTAACTATGAGGAAATCAAGGCAGCGTTACAGAAGAAAATGGACGAGTATGCATCTTGCGTGTATACGGACGATACCGTCAAGGAAGCAAAGGCAGACAGAGCATATTTGAACAATCTGAAAAAGACCATCAATGCAAAGCGCCTTGAGTTAGAGCGTGAGTACAACAAGCCGTTTTCGGAATTTAAGGCAAAAATCAATGAAATTATAGGCATCATTGATAAGCCTATCGAGATTATTGATTCCAGAGTAAAGGAATTTGAAGCAGAGCAGAAGGAAAAGCGCAGAGCAGAAGTTGTTGCCTACATAGCGGAAAACACAGAGAATGCAGAACTTTTTGACCTGGCATGGGATAATGCGTGGCTGAATGCTTCTACATCCATGAAGAAGGTCCGTGAAGCTATTTCTGAACTGGATGACCGGTTTACAAGAGAGTTGGCTATCCTTAGAGATATTTCGGAGTATTCCTTTGAAGCAATCGAAAAGTACAAGCAGACTTTGGACCTTACGGCAGCACTTGAGGAAACGAAGAGACTCGCAGCGCAGGCCAAGAGAAAAGCTGAGTTTGAAGCGAAGAAGGCAGAGGAAAAGGAAGAATTGCCGTTTGAACCAGAGCAACCGGTATTTATACCGCCTATAAGCGAAGGCTTCCTTCCGTTTGATGATGCACCAGTGGTTGCTAAAAATGATGAACCGGTGGCATCTGCAGAAGAAGTGAAATTACGTCTGTGGATTTCCCCAGGGGAAAAGAGCAGATTATTTAATTTGCTGCAATCAAATCACTTTGTTTTTGAGGAATTGTAGGGGGTAAGGCTATGAAGAATAAGTTAATGGAAATCCAGACGAAAATCAAGGCTCCGAAGAATCTTTACAATACCTTCGGAAAGTATCGTTACCGTAACGCAGAAAGCATTTACGAAGCGGTTAAGCCGTTTTTGGAAGAACAGAAGTGTACGCTTGTCTTGACAGATGAAATCGTAGAAATCGGTGGAAGAGTTTATGTCAAGGCTACTGCTACATTGCGTGATATTGAAACTGCGGAAGAAATTTCTATTTCCGCTTATGCAAGAGAACCAGAACAGAAAACCGGAATGGATGCTTCACAGATTACCGGCACTGCATCTTCTTACGCAAGAAAGTATGCTTTAAACGGCTTGTTCCTGCTTGATGATACAAAGGATGCTGACGATGCGGACGAGAACGGCCAGACAGAAGCGGACAAGGCAGAAGCCTTTGACAAGAAGGCAGATGAAATTGCTTGTATGAAGATTGCTCCGGTAAAGGTAGGTATTATCAAGAAAAAGTGTGCCGATGATGGCATCCCGGAAGAAAAGGTTCTGAAACTGTATAAGATTAACAGCTTCGAGGATATGTCGGAAAAGCAGTTCAAAAACGCTACCGATAACTGGAAGAAGATTAAGGAGTTGTAATTATGGAAACTACCGGTAAATTATTGTCTGCAACCAGGGACATTGTGAGTGGAAAACTGAATATTACGTTTCAGATTGATACGGCACCGGTGGATGAACTTAATTCTCTCGCTCAGTTGGAGAGTCTGGATATAAAAGCGGTGAAGCATCGGAAGAAGCGGTCACTGGACAGTAACGCTTATTTTCATGTTTTAGTTGGCAAAATTGCAGAAAAGTTGACGATTTCGAAGGCAAAAGCCAAGAATATCCTGCTTTGCAAGTATGGACAGGCCGAGTTACTGCCGGATGGTTCACCGCTGATTTATAAGACGAATGCACCGGTAGAGTACATGGAAGAATTGGAGTCGATTCATAGCATCCCGGTTAAGTATGGGGAAGAGAACGGCAAGCAGGTGGTTTTCTATAAACTGTACCGGGGCAGTCACACATACGACACGAAGGAAATGAGTTTACTGATTGATGGAACGGTGGCAGATGCAAAGGATTTAGGGATAGAGACACTGACACCGGATGAAATTAGAAGGATGGTGGCAGCATGGCAAAGCAAAGCATCTTAGTAAAGGATATGGAACATTGCCTGGTATGCGGTAGACCGGATCCAGAGGAACATCATGTTTTCTTTGGTACATCTAATCGGAAGTGGTCGGAAAAGTATAAACTGACCGTTCCGTTGTGCAATGAGCATCACAGAGGGTCAGATTTAAGTCCTCATTTTAATAGGGATTTCGATTTGAAACTGAAACAGTTTGCGCAGGAAGTATTTGAAAAGGAATACCCGGAACTTAGCTTCCGTGAGATATTCGGTAAAAATTATGTGTAAAGGAGAAAAAAGAGCATGAACAGAGTTATTTTAATGGGCCGATTGACTCGTGACCCTAACATCAGTTATTCCCAGAGTGGCGATAATATGGCAATCGCAAGATTCACTCTTGCAGTAGACCGAAGAGGAAAACGGCAGGACGGAGCAGATCAGCAGACAGCAGATTTTATCGGATGCGTTTGTTTCGGCCGACAGGCAGAATTTTCAGAAAAGTATCTGCGCCAGGGAACGAAGGTTGTTGTAACCGGTAGAATCCAGACCGGAAGCTACACAGACCGTAACGGCCAGAAGGTTTACACCACAGATGTTGTTCTGGATGATATTGAATTTGCAGAGAGCAAGAATGCACAGGGTGGTGGCGACAGCAGCTATTCCTATTCTGCACCAAGTAGACCGGCTCCAAGTGCAGCAGGTGATGGATTTATGAATATTCCAGACGGAATAGACGAAGAATTACCATTCAATTAAATGAGTATTGCCACCCTTCGCTACCGTAGTTTTGGCGAACAGTGATAGCAAAAGGTGGCAATGTTCATACACAGTGGAAAGTGTATACCAAATATATATAGTTTCTTTTGGTTTATGTCAAGGGGGTATTAGAGTGATAAAACCTACAAGTGATTTAGTTCATGAAATATTAAAAGCGGAACCGGAGTGTCGGAACAGCGACAATATCCTTTACCTTAGAATATTACAGATCATTGGCAAGCAGCACGGTGTTGATGTTAATGCAATGTCAGTGCCGGAGTTATTTCGGAATATGAAAAACTATGCCTTCCCTGCCTTTGAAACAGTTCGCAGAACACGGCAGAAGGTCCAGGAGTGTAACCCGGAGTTGAGAGCAACAGATACCGTGGAAGCATACAGAACCATGCTTGAGGAAGAGTACAAGGATTATGCCAGAAGGCATGTTGTATAGAAGGAGCAGTAATGAAGCAGATATTTAACAACCTAAGAGCAATATTGGCAAGGCATAAAGAAAGCCTGCCGGTTGTCACTTTGGCAGAAATGCTTGCAGAGATTGACGAAGCCGAAGCCAAGAGGGAAGCGGATTGTTGCGTGTGGAAGCGTGTATGGGATTCTGAAATGATACTAATGCAACATAAAGCAGGAAGTTATGCGATGCATGACTCAAATTTAAAAAACTATCCATATTGTCAAGTGTGCGGAAAGAAAATAAAGGTGGTGGAGTGATGTTTGATTTCAAAAGTCCAATAACACAGATTGTTGGTGAAATGCAGATGGAATTTGAAAACCATGTGCTGAAAGCGGTTCAGAATGTTGGAATCCATGTCAACAGAGAGGAACTTGTCAAGGCTTTAGCTTATGACAGAGGGCAGTATGAAAAGGGATATGCAGACGGTTTGAAGGCCGATAAGTGGATTCCTTGTAGTGAGAGATTGCCAGAAGAACACGAAAGCATTTTTGCAAAGTATAAAGGTACTAGAAAATGGGATGAAGATGGAATGTTTGAAAAGATTTCCAGTGAAGTGTATGCCACCGTGGAAAATATGAAAACTGGGGAATCAACAACAACTCATGCACATACAACGGATGGAAAATGGTCTTGTGATTTGCTGAGATGGAGTGATACATACCGCATTATCGCATGGCAACCACTTCCTGCACCATATCAGAAGGGAGAGTAAAGCATGAGCAGATTGACAGAATGGCAGAACGGAGAATTGCTTGTAAAAGAGGAAGAACGGCTTCTGAATGCAAATGAAATAATTACTAAGGATGAAATGTATAAAATAATGCGACATTTAGCGGAGAAACTTGCCGACTACGAGGACAAGCAGGAACAAGGGTTGCTGATTGAATTGCCTTGCAAGGTGGGAGATACAGTATATTTGATAAATCATTTTATGGTGGAAAGCAGAAAGAAGCCTATAAAATGCACCGTGAACGAATTTTTGATAGAAGGTTCTGGGCACTGTCATGCCGTACTGGATGGAACAGAAGCATTTTATGCAATGAAAAGATTTCGTGCGGTAAAGCTCGAAGAATTTGGAAAAACATTATTCCTCACACTTTCTGAAGCAGAAGAAGCACTGGCAAAGATGGGAGGTAAGTGATGGCAGAATTTGAATCATGTGATAAGTGCAAGTATGACAGAAAAAGTGAGTATGATTATCCGTGTAATACCTGCAAGCATGGTGTGAATATTGATGATTTCTTTACACCAAAGACCAACGCAGACCTCATCCGTGCAATGAGTGATGAAGAACTGGCAAACGAAAACATTTACTTCGTATCAGAATGTGCATTAAAAGAAGGATTTCATTACACTGGACTTGACGGAGGATATTACAAAACTGCAAAAGAAGCTGTGGAAGCAAATATGAATTGGCTGAAATCAGAAGTAAAGGAGTGATTCTGCGTGGCAGATCAGAAGAGAATATTCGGCAGAGAGTGCATAAGCTGCACCCGGTTCTTTGAATGCAACGGCAAGGCCCACAAGGATCAGTTATGCGTGATATACGAGGAAAGGAAGGATGAAGATGGCAGAACGAAGAATGTTCACCAAGAAAGTAACGGATGATGATAATTTCATTGAATTATCATCATCGGCGCAGGCGTTGTATCTTCACTTATCAATGAGTGCCGACGACGACGGTTTTTGTAATAAGGTATCAACATCCATGTTTAAAGCACACGCAAGCGTGCAGGATTTGCAAGCACTTTTAGAAAAGCGGTATATATATCAGTTCGAAAATGGAGTTATTGTGATTAAGCATTGGAGAATGGCGAACGCATTGCGCAAGGACAGATACACACCTACGGCCTTTAAGGAAGAACTGGCACGTTTAGATATTAAAGAAAATGGTTCCTATACCTGGTTGCCAAGTGGTTGCCAAGTGGTTGCCAAACGGTTGCCACAGGATAGTATAGGTAAGGATAGGGTAGAAGAGGAAAGTGTAGAAGAGGATAGCATAGAGGTAGTTAAGCGCATTGTCGATTATCTGAACATGGTATGTGGTACTAATTACAAATACCAGACAGCTAATACCAAGAAGCATATCCGGGCAAGAATGAGTGAAGGATTTGCCTACGAGGATTTCCAGAAGGTAATTGATAAAAAGGCAGCAGAATGGACCGGAACGACTATGGAAAAGTTTTTACGGCCAGATACTCTTTTTGGTAGCAAGTTCGAAAGCTATCTCAATCAGAATATTGTTAATGACAAGCAGGGCAGCAGCAAGTCCGGTGGCATTGATTGGGATAAAGTGTAGGGGGGTGCAACATGACACGAGACGAAACGAAGAGAATAATTCAGATCATGTGTGCTACATATCCCAACTATCATCCGGCAGACTTGAGCAGCACGGTTGATGCGTGGCATTTGATGTTGGAAGAGTATTCGTACAAAGAAATTGCAGTTGCATTGAAAGCATATATCACATCAGATACAAGTGGCTTTGCTCCATCTGTGGGGCAGGTTATCGGAAAGCTGAAACTGATTACAGCACCGGAGCAGTTAAATGAAATGCAGGCATGGGCCATGGTAAGCAAGGCAATCCGCAACGGAACCTACGGAGCAGAAGAAGAGTTTGAGAAGCTGCCGGAAGTGGTACAGAAAGCGGTGGGTACGCCGGCGAACCTGCGACAGTGGGCGCAGACAGATGCAGATAGCATCGAAAAGGTAATTCAATCGAACTTCCTGCGGACCTACAGAAACGTGTTGAAGCGTGAGGACGAGATAAAGTGGCTGCCGAATTGTATTGCACTGCAAACACATGACAGAAAGTTATTAGGAGGAAGTTAATATGGCCTACAGACCAAAGGCTTGCAAGATATGCGGTAAAAAGTTTGTTCCTACATCCAGGAACAATACAATATGTCCGAATCTGGATTGTAAGGCGTTAGGCTGCAAGATAGCGCATGAGAAGTACAGAAAAAATCAAAAGGTACGTGAAAAAAAGAAAGCTTTAGCAAAAAGCAGAAAGCCGGACACCCTGGCAGAAGCCGATGCGAAAGCAAGAGAAGAAGGTTTAAGCTATGGGCAGCGTGAGTTGAGAATCTGGATGGAGCAGCAGAGAATGGAAAGGAGAAGATGATTATGGAGATTAGAAGAGGGGACATATTTTTTGTGAAGCAGAATGGGTGGACACCAGTGGGAGAAAATAGCGATACAAGACCTGCATTGGTGGTAAGTAATGATAAAGCAAACGCTGTTGCGCCCATTGTAAGTGTGGTATGGCTTACAACACAGCCGAAGAAACCATTGCCTACACACTGCAAGGTAATTGCCAGGGAAGAAAGTACAGCATTGTGTGAGAACATAAACACTATCAACAAAGAAAGACTGTTGGAATATGTCAAAACTGCCACTGACAGAGAAATGGAAGATGTAGATGCTTGTTTGAGAGTAGCGTTGTGCTTATCAGAATATGTAGCGCAGGAGCCGGAGGAAGAAGCAGAGTGGGAAGAGGTAGTTTCACCGGTAGATGTGCTTGAGGAAATACTGGAATCCTGCAACGAGATATATCTGACTGAGACAAACGATGATGTGGCAGAGGGTATTGATTGTGCAGCAAGGATAATCCGTGGAAAGCTTCGCAGGGAACTTACAAGGGGGTGACGTTTATGGCAACTGATTATGGAAGCGTAGATGCAAAATGCCCTTTCTACATGACGGAAGATGATAGAAAAATTAAGTGCGAGGGGTTAGAGAAGGGCTGCAATACTGTGTTAGAATTTAAAGGCAAGAAATTCAAGCAGGACGTGAAACAGCGGTATTGCGAGGGAGATTATGAGAAATGCAAGTTATACCAAACACTTGACAAGAAGTACAAATAAGTATAATGCGAAGAAAACTGTAATAGATGGCATAGAGTTCGATTCGAAAAAGGAAGCCCGGAGATATGCGGTGCTGAAAGCACGTGAGGAAGCCGGGGAGATATCCGGACTGAAACGGCAGGTGGAATTTATTCTGATACCGGAACAGAGGGAACCGGACACTGTAGGCAGTCGTGGTGGCATACACAAAGGGAAACTGCTTGAGAAAAAGGTGTCTTATATTGCAGACTTCGTATACAGCGAAAATGGAAACCTGGTTGTAGAGGATGCAAAGGGAATGCGCCTGCCGGATTATGTGATAAAGCGCAAATTGCTTCTCTACATCCATGGTATACAGATAAGAGAGGTTTGACAAATGGAATTGATGGTAGATTTATTTTTGGATAATGGAGCAAAGAAACCTACAAAGGCTCACAGCACAGATGCCGGGTTTGATTTATATACTCCATATGCATTTACAGTAAAGGCAGGCGGTTCCGCTGCAGTACTTACCGGAACACACATGATTATTCCTAAAGGATGGTGTGGTCTGTTGGTTTCTAAAAGTGGACTAAACACAAAGAACGATATACAGACAACCGGATTAGTGGATGCCGAGTATACCGGAGAAATTGTTGTTAAGGTACAGAATCATGGAAACGAAGATTACCACTTTAACAAGGGGGACAAGGTATCGCAGATTGTTCTGCTGCCAGTGCCGGATGTAGTAACACTTAACATGGTTGATGATTTACCAAACACTGAACGAGGATCGAATGGCTTCGGCAGTTCCGGTAAATAGAATATTCGCTAACGTGGCAGAGTTGGTAAATGCACCGGTGTTGAATACCGGCGGTCAGAAATGGCTTGTGGGTTCAAATCCTACCGTTAGCGTTCTTGTGACGACAAGAGTTCTCTGTATGAGGTTCGAATCCTCACGCCAAGCGTAGAAAAAGTGAAGTGGTACCGCATTAGTATTTACGTTTGGTAAGGCCCAGGGATAAGGACGGTTCGATTCCGTTGCAGAGAATGCGGCCGGGTCGCTCCCGGATAGCAGGGCAAGGGCGGTTACTCCCTGCGAAAATAAAAAATGCCGATTCCCCGTGTCGGAAACCGCACATAGGTTGGTAACTCAGATGGCTAGAGTAGCAGTCTCCAAAACTGAATGTCGCAGGTTCAAGTCCTGCCCGGCCTGCTCCGAAATCAGCATAGGGATTTTGGTTGAAACTAAAAATAAAAAAAGAACAAGTAAAAAATTACTCTCTTTTTTCGATTTTTGTCAACGAACAAACTTGCCATTTTGTTAGCCTATGCAGTCCATCGTGAACTGATCACGAACAAAAAATCAGCATAGGGATATAAGGCGATTATCCATAGAATAAAAAAAAGAAACAGCGAAGTGCTGCACGCCTGCCTATGCACTCTATCGTGTAGTCAACACGAAGCCGTGTACCCGGAAGGTCACGGCGAACATAGCGGAGTGGAGAAGTCCGGAATCTCGCTTGGGTCATAACCAAGAGAACGGCGGTTCAAATCCGCCCTCCGCAACTGCCATACTCTCCGATGGCATATGGTAACATGAGTTCTTTTCATGAAAGGGAAACCAGAACTGCAATTCTGGTTTCTTTTTTATGTCCTGGGTTAGAAAACAAATCACTTGATTTTATATGATTGGTTTAGGCGAGAAAGCGAGGGATATATGGCAAAGAGTATTATCCCGGAGGAAATCTGGGAAAAGATTAGAACCGAGTATATATCCTCTGACAGTTCTAGTTACCGCCAACTAGAGAAAAAGTATGGTGTGTCGTATGCGAAGATTCAGCAGAGAGCATACAAAGAGAACTGGAAGAGTGAGAGAGACGAGTTTTTATCAAATCGACTAAATAAATCACTTGATTTACTTTCGACACACCAGGCAGAAGAGTGTGCAAAAGCATTCATGGTGGCAAATAAGCTGCTTGAGAAGATTGAGAAAGCAGTGGATGCAGTAGAAGATGCAGACACCGGTGCTATTAAGCAGTTAACCAGTGCAATTAAGGACTTGAAGGAAATCGGTGTGTTCCGTGCTGATATGGACAAACAAGAGCAGATGGCACGGATCAAGAAGTTGGAGAAGGAAGCTGCAGAGGAAGAACAGGACAAGGAAATCACTGTAGTTATAAAGGGTGGTGCAGAAGAGTATGGAAATTAGCATAGATAGTCCATCACCAAAGCAGGAGTTGTTTCTAAAGGCCAGGACAAAGCACGTTTGCTTCGGCGGTGCCAGAGGTGGCGGTAAGTCGTGGGTGGTAAGAGTAAAGGCAGTGCTGCTATGTTTCTTGCACAAAGGTATAAAGGTAATGATAGTCCGTAAGTCTTACCCGGAACTTACAGAAAACCATATCAATCCACTAAAAGAACTGCTGAAATGCGGAATGCCCGGAAGTCCTGCAAAGTATAACGACAGTAAAAAGGAAATGCGGTTTGTGAATGGCAGCCGTATTCTTTTCCGTTATTGCGACACCGAAAAGGATGTGGACAGATACCAGGGTACAGAAGTTGATGTGGAGTTCCTTGACGAAGCAACACAGCTTTCGGAAACGCAGATCAAGAAGATCATTGCCTGCGTCCGTGGTGTAAATGGATTCCCAAAGCGTGTGTACTACACTTGCAATCCAGGTGGACAGAGTCATGGATATATCAAGCGATTATTCATTGATAAGAAGTATGAGTTGGGCGAGTACCCGGAAGATTACACGTTTATTCAGTCGCTTGTGACAGATAACAAGGCATTGATGGAAAGCAATCCAGATTATCTGAAACAGCTTGAAGCATTGCCACACAAACTGAAAGAAGCATGGCTAAACGGCAGGTGGGATGTATTCGAGGGTGCATACTTCGAAGAGTTCAGAGAGACACCAGACCCTCATATGTGCCATGAATACGGTATATCCGTAGAGGATGCATTGGCAGAGAGACGCTTTACTCATGTTATAGAACCGTTTGAGATTCCTTCCGACTGGAAAATATACCGGTCCTACGACTGGGGATATGGTAAACCGTTCTCGTGTGCATGGTGGGCGGTGGACTATGAAGGTGTGGCCTATAGAATCATTGAACTGTACGGATGCACACAGACACCAAACGAAGGTGTTAAGTGGAGCAACAAGGAGCAGTTCGACAAGATTGCTGAGATAGAGAGAGAACATCGTTGGTTGAAAGGCAAGCGCATACAAGGTGTTGCCGATCCGTCCATATGGGATGGTTCCCATGGTATCAGTGCTGCAGAAGAAGCAGAGAAACATCAGTTGTGGTTCGAACCGGGGGTTAATGATAGAGTGCCTGGGTGGATGCAACTGCGTGAGCGCATGAAGTTCGATGAAAACGGCAAGGCCATGATTTATTTCTTCAATACCTGCAAGGCAATCATTAGAACCATGCCTTTGATGATGTTTGACGAACACAAGGTTGAGGACCTGGACACAGACCTTGAGGACCATGCTTGTGATGAAGTCCGGTACTTCTGCATGATGCGACCGATTCCACCACGGCAGATTGAAACTAAATTGAAACCATTGTACGATCCGTTGAATCAGTTTGCGGATAAGTACGACAGATACAACGTTATGAGAGCGAGAATAGGGGGTTAATGATGGCAGTACAGACAAACAACGGCAGACCGCCAATACAGAGAGTACCACAGCAGGGACAGCAGATGCCACAGCAGCCGGTGCCACAGCAGGGCGGTCCGGTACCGGTACCACAGACATCACCGGCAGAGTTACAGCAGCGTGCAATGATGGAAATGGAACTGCTTGAGAAAAACAAGATTGCCAAGGAAATGAGGGCAATGGAACCAAAGAAGATCACTGAAAAGGAAATCCTCAGAGCATCTGAGATTCTTCGTAAGTACAAGGAAGGCAAGGCTAACCTGGAAAACAAGATTATCGCAAATGAAGAGTTTTGGAAGCTGAGACAGTGGCGTTTCTCCAATGAAAATGCAAAGGACTGGATGCCTTCGACTGCGTGGTTATGGTCCTGCATCGAAAGCAGATATGCAGATGTAATGGATTCTTACCCAACTTGTAACTTACAGCCAAGACAGATGGATGATAAGGAAGAAGCAAAGAAGCTTTCTGCTATTATCCCGGTTATTATGGAGCAGAACAGATACGAAGAAACATATTCCCAGGTGGCAAGATATACACTCAAGAATGGTGGCGGTGTGCATGGCATCTTTTGGGATGGTAGCAAGCATAATGGCCTGGGCGATATCTCAATCAAGAAGATTGACTTTATCAATCTGTTTTGGGAACCGGGCATTACAGACATCCAGGAATCCGAGAATCTGTTCCATACTGAGTTAGTAAGCAACAAGACACTGGAACAGAGATATCCTCAGTGTGCAGGCAAATTAGGAAGCAATACAGTGACACTTGCAAAGTATTTGTATGATGATACCGTGGACACTTCCGACAAGTCTGTAGTCGTTGACTGGTATTACCATACAGAGTACAACGGCAAACGTGCGCTGCAGTATGTAAAGTATGTGAATGATGTTGTGCTTTATGCTACAGAGAATGACACAGAGGTTCCGACTCAGCAGATCGTTGATCCTCAGACAGGTATTCCGCTTGAGACACCAACAGGTCCAAGCATGGCAGAACGTGGTTTCTACGATCACGGCTTATATCCGTTTGTAGTGCAGTCCTTATTCCCAATCGAAGGAAGTATCTGCGGTTATGGATATACTGATATCGGCAGAGACACACAGATTATCATTGATGAATTAAACAAGTCCCTTATGGAGAATGCAAAAGCAGGTTCCACACCACGTTACTTCTCAAAGGGTGATGGTACAGTCAACGAAGAAGAGTTCACAGACCTCAGAAAGAAGATTGTACATGTGCAGGGTAATGTAGATGAAACCAACCTTAGACCGATAGATAATTGTCAGCTTCCGGGAATCTATGTTGACTTATACAATGCCAAGATTGACGAATTGAAGTACGTTACAAGCAACCAGGATTCCAACAACGGCGTTGCACCTTCCGGTGTTACCGCTGCTTCCGCTATTGCAGCATTGCAGGAAACGGCCGGAAAGAATGCAAGAAGCAGCAACAAGACATTCCACAGAGCGTACCGTGATGTGATTTACCAGGTGATTGAGTTGATTCGTCAGTTCTACGACATCCCTCGTACTTTCCGTATTGCACCGGACACTATCGGTGGGGAAGAACAGTTTGTGCAGTATAGCAATGCAGGACTGAAAGAACAGCCTATGCAGACCATGGGAACATCAACAGGATTCCGACTTCCGGAATTTGATATTGATGTAACCACTGAAAAGGCGAATCCATACAAAAAGATGGAAATGAACGAACTGGCATTGAACTTCTACAACCAGGGCTTCTTTAATCCTCAGATGGCAGACCAGGCCCTTGCCTGCCTGCAGATGATGGACTTCACACACAAGGATGAAATCATGCAGAGGATTCAGCAGAACGGCACACTGCAGCAGTTACTTATTCAGTATCAGCAGATCGCATTGCAGTTGGCACAACAGGTTGATCCGGCACTGGCAGAACAGTTGGCACAGCAGATTTTACAGCAGAGTGGACAGCCGGTTCCTCAAGGTGGTGGCATGATTAGCATGGAAGGTGCAGAAGAACATCCTTATGTTGAGAAGTCAAGGGAACAGGCAAGAGAAAGCACACAGGCAGATTAAGGAGTAGCGTATGAGTAAATTATTAGCGAGATTCTTTGATTACGATATCGTAGCTGAATTTTTCGAGACAGGAAGAAACGGACACTTATACAAGAAGTATGTGAGAAAGTATAAGCTGAGAAGGAGAAAAAAGCATGATAGAGATTAAGTTTAAGCCGAAGGAATTAGAACTTAGCGTAACCGGTCATGCCGGAGCTGCAGAGAAAGGGCAGGATATTGTATGCAGTGCAGCATCTATGCTTTTCTATACGTTGGCCCAGGCAGTGACAGACAGCGTGGATATGCTTGCAGAAGAACCGGTAATTGATATTGAAGATGGCAACGGTAGCATTTCATGCAAGCCGAAGGAAGTATTTCTTGCCACGATGCAGCGTACATACTGGACCGTATTAACCGGATTCGAGTTACTGGCCCAGGAGTACAAAGATTATGTAAATTTCACAGTCGAAGGACAGGAAGGAGAACAGTAATGGATTTTGGAAAGGCATTAGAAGCATTAAAAGCAGGTAAGAAGGTAGCAAGAAGAGGTTGGAATGGTAAGGGAATGTTTTTGTATTATGTCCCTGCTAACCGGTACACCGCTTTAACCGATGCAGCAAAAGAGATTATGGGCGAGGATGGCAAGGTTGAGTACGGCGCATATATCGCAATGAAAACTGCGCAGGGCAATGTTGTTCCGTGGTTAGCGTCCCAGACAGATATGCTTGCAGAAGATTGGGAGATTGTATAATTTCTTCCTCAGTGGGTTAGAGAGCATTACAGATGCATGATACACTGATAGTGTAAACTTCTCTTCATGATAAACTAGCCGAAAGTAGCCACCCAAGGTTCCTCCTACCAAGGGTGGTTACTTTTTTTATAAAAATATTTCGCAGTGGGTTAGAGAATCAATATGGCACATTGCTAAGATGGTATTATCAAAGGCTCGTATCCTTAACTACAGACACGAAAGGAGCATATCAGATGCTTGAATTTTTATTAAATAAGCTGAACCTGCAGTTATTCGCAGAGGGTGGAGATGGTGGCTCTGCCGGAGAAGGAACCGCAGACAGCGCAACCGGAGAAATTGATATTCCTGCCGGAGTCCCGGACCGTGCAAAGAAATTTTATAAGCAGGCGGTGGAAAAGACCACACAGCCGAAGGCTCAACCTACCATTGAGCAGAACGTGACAACAGACACCCAGACCAAGCGTACCTATGCAGACCTTATCAAGTCTGACGAGTACAAGGAAGAACACCAGGCATACATGGAAAAGACCATCGGTGACCGCCTTAAAAAGTATAAGGGGGTTGAGGAACAGAACGGTAAGATGCGTTCCGTCCTTGAAACCGTTGCTTCTAAGTACAAACTTGATGCCACAAGCGAAACCTTCCTTGACGATCTGACTAAAAAGGTAGCAGAGGACAATTCCTACTATGAGGGTTATGCCATGGAGCATGATATCACACCAGAGGAAGCAAGAAGGGTTGTCGAATTAGAAAGACAGGTACGTTTTAACGAGCAGCAGAGACAGGAACAGCAGAAGCAGGAAGCTATGCGACAGCATATCATCACTCTTCGCCAGAACGCCGAGAAAACCAAGGCTCAGTTCCCGGACTTCGACCTGGACAAGGAAATGCAGGACGAGAAGTTCAGACGCTTATGCGCCGTTAATAACGGAGATACCACAGCAGCATACATGGCTTGTCATTGGAACAGTATCGTTCCGAATGCAGTGCGCAATGCATCCCAACAGATTGCAAGCCAGACTGCCCAGGCGGTTGCAGCAAACAAAGCTAGACCGGCTGAAAATGGGTTATCCAATACCGCATCTTCGGTTGTCACGCAGGATTTTAGCAAGATGTCTCTTAAAGAATTAAGGGCCTATGCTGAAGAACAGCGAAGAAAACAGCAGGGAAGATAGCGAGAATGTTATCCCCTGCCACATTATAAGGGGGTAAACCAATATGAAGAGTTTTTTTAAGTTATTTTTACAGTTGTTCGCATGGACAGCAAATACTGATCCGGGTACACAGTATACTAATCCGGTAAACGTAACCACACAGTCCTCTCTTTCTCCAACCATGAAAACATTCTATGACACTGCGCTGTTAGAGAATGCAAGAGAGGAAATGATTTTTACTCAGTTCGGTAAGAAGCAGCCTTTAAAGGGTAACAAGGTTGAATGGAGAAAGTTCAATACTTTCGACAAGGCTTTAACACCACTGCAGGAAGGTGTAATTCCTACCGGCCAGGACTTCGGTATGACAAACATCGAAGCAACAACTACTCAGCACGGTACATACGTTTCCGTATCTGACCGTTTAGAGTTAGAAGCTTACGACGATGTTATCTACGGTGCAACCGAGGAAATGGGTGCTTCCGAGGGTGAGACTTACGATACCTTAACAAGAAACATCCTTGTTGCAGGTAACTCCGTAGCATATGCCGGCGGTAAGACTTCCAGAGCAGCACTTACCAACGCTGATATTCTTGACCCAGAAATGGTTGCAAAGGCTGCAACATGGCTCAAGAAGAATAAGGCTCCAAAGATTGACGGATGCTATGTTGCTATCGTTCATCCGTCCGTAGCATTTGACCTTCGTAACTCCACTGAATGGAAGGAATTCCATAAGTATAACGATGTAGACCCTATCTTCAAGGGTGAAATCGGTATGCTTCACGGTGTACGTTTCGTTGAGTCTACTGCTGCAAAGATTTGGAAGGAAGGCGCAGATGGCGCAGGCGTATATGCAACTCTCTTCCTTGGTAAGGATGCTTTCGGTATTCTCGATCCGCAGGGCGAGGGAATGGAAATGATCGTTAAGACAAAGGAACAGATTGGTGGACCACTCAATCAGTTCTCTACAATCGGTTATAAGTTCTGCCATGGTGCAAAGATTCTGTACCAGGAAAGAATGCTCCGTGTAGAAACCGGCTCCACATACGGTTCCGTTGACGAAGCTAACTAAGAAATGATAAAGTGGGGAGTTTCGCCTACTCCCCACTAATACATGAAAGGTGGAATAGGGCATGGCAACTAAAAAGAGTGTAGACGAAACTACCGCAAATGAAGCGGTGGCTACAGCAGAAACCACTGCAGAAACCACTGCAGAAACCACTGCAGAAACTACTGCGGTAACTACTGCAAAAACAGTAAAGGTAAGACTTCCAAGAAAAGAAGGACACAATGCAAGTCAGCAGGAATTTTATTCGCTGAACTTCAAGAACTTTATCATCAAGCGTGGTGTAGAAGTTGAAGTTCCGGCAGAACTTGCAGAAGTAATTCTTAACGGCGAGAAGGCAGAAGAAGCTGCTATTCAGTATGCCGAGGATCACAAGTTAAAGGAAGCCTAAAGACTACGAGGGGAAGCTGTAACGGCTTTCCCTTGTTTTTTTATAAGGGGGCATGAACATGAATATCCAGGAATGTATTAACAGAGTGGATTCGGTAAAGCCGAACCAGTATTCCATTGAAGATAAAGTGCGGTGGCTTTCCTATCTGGACGGAAGCATTCAGAAGGAAATCTTCGATAGATACGAGCAACCGCCGGAAGAGAAGGAAACACAGATTATTATTATCTATGGCAGCACAACCACTACCGAGGAAACCACGGAAGAGGTAACAGAGTTTACCGGATATTCCCCGGACCGTCTGACAGATGAACTTCTGGTGCCGTTCCCATACGATGAACTGTATGTGGCATATTTGAAGGCAAAGATTGACGAGGAAAACGGAGAGACTGCACGGTACAACAATTCCGCAGCAACATTTAATGGTATGCTGCAGGACTTCCAGAAGGCATACCACAGAGATCATATGCCAAAGTCTGTACCGTTCCATATTCTGTAGGGGGTGGAGATATGTTTTTTGCAGCGCATAATGAAGTGGCCCGGAGCCGGGATATGACAACTGCCTTTGGTGGGTATAACCATAGACTTTCCTGCCAGGACGGAGAGTTTTTTGATATGAAGAATATGACTACCGCCTATTATCCGATGCTTTCCCCACGGAATAAGCGTGGGAACTGCCGGCAGTTTACGAATCCCAATATGCTGACAGATAAGGATGGGCTTGTTTGGTTTGATAATGGCGTATTGTATGTCGATGGAGAAGAAACAAGTATCAAAGTGTTGCCAACACTTAACTTCAATCATGTAAAAATGGGTTCCAAATTGGTACTCGGCAACGCTACCTGGACAATAGATATGGAAACATTGAAGTATGACAGCCTTGTAACTACCTATTATTGGAGTGGTACAAGAAACATTTTTCCAATGTCAGACTTTAGCAAAATGTACGAATACAGAAACGCTTCATGGTATGAGGATGGTTTTGAACCGGAAGATGGAGCATATGCCATATTTGAAGAAGATGGTAAACACATCATGAAGCAGTGGAATGAAGCATCTAAAACGTGGAATGCTGTTACCGGTGACTATGTATATATTGGCATAAATAATGGCAACACACTAGATGGTCCATCTTTTGAGATTGGACAGACAATAAAAATAACAGTGGACAATTCAAAGAATGACTTTGATCCTGTTATGGAATTATTCCCTATCAATGAAGGAAACGG